CAAACTCTCTTACTATGCCAACATCTATGTTGTGCAGGATAAAGCAAACCCTCAGAATGAAGGTCGTGTCTTCCTGTATAAGTTTGGCAAGAAGATCTTTGATAAGGTCATGGAAGCAATGCAACCTGAGTATGAAGATGAAACAGAAATCAATCCTTTTGAATTATGGCAGGGTGCTAACTTCAAACTGAAACTGAAGAAGGTTGCAGGTTACTGGAACTATGATTCTTCTGAGTTTGCTTCACCTTCACCTCTACTTGATGATGATGATGCACTAGAAGCACTGTGGAAAAAGCAGTATTCATTGACTGCTCTCACTGCTGCAGATCAATTCAAATCCTATGAACAACTACAAACACGTTTGAAGATGGTTCTAGGTCAGAAGTCTGCACCTGCTCGTTATGATGAAGAGACTGACAACGAAGATAACTCTCGCGGTAGTTTTGCTCCTGACTGGGCAGCAAAGAGTGCTCCTGCGGCAGACTTCAATGCACCTGACATCACTCCTACTAAGTCTGCTGACTCTGATGAAGATGATGCCCTATCTTACTTCCAGAAACTTGCTGAGGAGTAACGAGGTATAATCAACTATAAATCCTAATATTATCTCCCGTTTTTAAGGTTCTAGTTTTATATTGACTAGAACCTTTTTTATATGTCATAAGAAGTTCAAGATCATCTAAAACAATCTGTAGGTATCTTGGTTTTAATAAGAATATATTTCTTCTATTTGTTTGTAGTTCCTCTTCATATTGATAGTTTGTTATTTCTTTAGTTGGATATGATGTAGTATATCCACCATTATCAAAGTATGTGATACTATAATCAGAAGGAACTCTAAGACCTGGAGTTACCATTACAACACCGTCACTATTTTTAGTTTCTACAGTTTCGTAATGGTGAGTTGCGTATAGATTATCATAAGTGTCATACTTCTCTAGGAGGAAGGAATCAAATCCTCTTTGAGTTAATGGCCATTCTGTTTGAATATTTTGAATATTATTACAAACTAAAACTAACCAATCTAAATTTTGATCACCATAAAATTCATCTGCAACATTATCTGGTCGATCGTCTCCTGTAATCTGATACTTTGAGAACACAGAAAGATCTTGGAAAATATCTTCTCTGAGTTTGCCTCTTTTAAATAGATTTTTTACAGGAATGTAGTCGGATATATTAGCATCTGGAAGCCTACTAACATATTCAAAATTTGGAACTCTGCTGAAGTAGTTTGACATTTTTAGAATCCTATTGAGTCTACAGAATCATCATAATCTTCGAAGAATACAGGCTCAAGTTCTTTAAATGACATTGATATTGTATATGATGTCATAACTCCATCTTCATATGTAGAGTAGTTTCCATCTGGAGTATAATCAACATCAAATGATGTCATTGCACATTCTTTCATTTTTCCAATAAATTTATGTTCATCTGATCCACCGTTTCCTCTATGAAGATAGTGTACCTGGAAAGTATTCGGTGCTTTTAAGAATAGGTTTGCAGATTCTCCCCCACTTCCACCACCTTTTTGTGGTGCCATATTTTGTTTGAAGAATCTAATAATTGCTATAATTTGTTTTGCTTCGTTTGCATTCCTTGCAGACATTCTAAATTGAAAAGAGAATGGTCTCAGTGTTGGTTTTTGGAAAAGAAGTTCGAGGTTAGGATTGACAACTTTACCTTGTGTTCTTGATAAGATATTTTTGACTCCTGTTGCAGAGGATACGGCAGCAGCTCCAACCCCTTCTTGAAATGCTTTTGTATTTTTTTGTATTTGTTTTCCTGCTTCACCTATTTGATCAGCGTTGCCGTCCATGACAAGATCTAGTGCTGATTTTGCCATCATTGCTTCCATTGGATTCATTGTATCTTCACCCCAACCAGCAGAATTCTGATCTTTGATACCAGATTGAATAGGAAGAGTTACTGTTCCCTTGCTTCTACCACCTTTAGTTCCAACTGCAACTCTATCTCTACCTCCAAAACTGAATCCTGTAATAGCTTTTGCCGCATATGAGAGTGCAGTAAATTGTATAACATCCTGTCCTTCTGCTATAGTTTCAGGATACTGCATGTTTTCAAAAACTTTGGTATTATTAGTTGATGGGGGTGCATCCTGCGAATCTCCAGATTCTGGTTGTGTAGATGTATTTTTTGCACTATTAATAATATTACCTTTCTCTACAGGTGATATGGTTGGTTCTTTATCTATTTTTTTCTGAATATTAGCATCAATATTTTTTTGAATATCAGTTCTTTTACTTGAACCAAGATCATTTTTTAAATCAGCACCTGCAACACCATCCATATCAGGATATTTTGGATCAGAGAATTGATATGATTTTCCACCATCCTTTGTAATTGCTGCAGGTTGCCATTTATTATCTTTAATTACATAAACTACACTTTCAGATCCTGTTATTTCTGTTCCAGATCCTTGAGTTATTGTTGTAGCAGTTGCATGATAAATTCCTGTTCCTGAACTGCTTCCCATCGCGCCAGGTTTTTTACCGACTTCAGTTTTTGATTGACCAGAACAAATTGATCCGGGTGGACATGGAGGGGTTCCTGCACCTTTAGCCCAATCGAATAATCCCATTTATCGACTACTTATTTTATCTATTTAGCACAACTTTCTTATAGTTTAGTGACATAAGATCATCAAGTTCTTCTTGTTGAACAACATAAACTTGACTTCCTAGTTCTGCCCAAGTATATTGTCGGTAATCTCTGAGATGAAAGTTAATTCCACGAAATCCCCATGGTAATATATCACTTACTGCAACTAATGGGTGTTGATCATATTTTAGTTTAGGTGTTTTAGCATAATACTTGAAGGTACATATAGTTCCTGCTTCAGGTATTGGTGCCACAGTATCATTCAATGCATATAGTATTAAATCCATCCTATCCTCAAGATCTTTTTCAGATTTAAACTCTTGAATATTAGGTTCTATGCGGTTCATTTGATACCTAGTTCGTCTTCTGTGATTATTTTAAAATTTATTCTTCTGTCTTCACAAAATTCAACTGCTGCTTTCCACTTTGCTTGGTTGACAGCATAGGTTTTACACTCATAAATGTAAGACTTAGTAACCCTTGATTTCTTTTTGGGTGCTATTGTCTGCCTTTTTGGTTTGACTTCTATCACATAAGTCTTAATATGACCTGTGCTTTCCTTTACTTTCATTATAAAATCTGGAAAGTAACGATGAACCCTATTATCTATTGGTGAAACATAAGGAATATAAAATTCTTCACTACCCCACTCAAGAATGTTTTCATTTAGATCGCAGTAACGGCAAAACTTTCTTTCCCAACTACTACGACATATGATATTGTTGGAGTTTCCTTTATATTTTTTAGGAAATGATGGTTTGTATTTGCTTTTTACACTTTCTCCCATACATAGTATACAAGGTAAAACTATTTATAAATGCCTAACAGAAAATCACTTAGTGATATAAGAGCAACAATATTGAAACCTGCGATGACCTCGCAGTTTATGGTGTATGTTGACTTTCCTACTAAAGTTAAATCATACATGACTGATAGGGGTCTTGCAGATCCTCAAGGCGGAGTTCTCAGAGGTGGACTAAATCTTGCATGTTCTGAAGCTTCTCTTCCAGGATCTTCTCTAGCAACTTTAGAACTTACTAGTGATCGCACTGGTGTGACTGAGAGGCATGTGCATAGAAGAATGTTTGACGAAAGAATTGATTTAACATTCTATGTTGATGCAGATAATTATCTTCCAATTAGAGCATTTGAACATTGGAAAGAATATATTACTGGAGGAAATACTACGACTGAGTTGGATGCTGCTAATCATTTTTATAGAATGAATTATCCTGATGATTACATAACTGGTGGTGGTGGTGGAGAACTTAGGGTTGTAAAATTTGAAAGAGATTCTGACGGATCATTTAGAGGAAATACTGGTACTGTAAGAGGAAGTCAAAATGGACTTACATATAATTTTGTAAGGGCATTTCCCATAGCAGTTGCATCTATGCCTATTTCTTATGAAGCATCTTCACTTTTAAAATGCACAGTATCAATGTCATATATTAGATACTTCATATCTAATGGACTAGGAGATTCTGATAGTAATCCAGCACCAGTATCTTCATCTCAAACTCCTGCTTTGAATAAAGAAAAAAATAGTAATGAATATTATAATAACTTTGGAGATAATAGTCAAAATGCAACTAACTTTTCTGATTTTCTTGACGGTTCAAATCTTAGTATCTACGGAGAATCTATTGCATAACCACAATAAATAATCACACTGAAACACATCTATAGGTCATTATGCCATTACCAAAAATTGTTGCCCCAACTTATGAACTTGAGTTGCCATCGACAGGACAAGATATCAAATATAGACCTTTTCTAGTAAAAGAAGAGAAGGTTCTTGTGATTGCATTAGAGAGTGAAGATACAAAACAGATTACTAATGCGATTAAGGCAGTTATTAAAAACTGTATCCTCACTAGAGGAATTAAAGTAGAGACACTTCCTACATTTGATATTGAATATTTGTTCCTTAATATCCGTGGAAAGTCTGTTGGAGAAACTGTTGAAGTAAATATTATTTGTCCAGATGATGAAACTACTCAAGTTCCTGTGACGATTGACCTTGATGAGATTAAAGTTAAGAAGAATGATGATCATACAAATCAAATACAGATTGATGACCAGATTACAATGGTTATGAAGTATCCTTCATTGGAACAGTTTATTAAGAGCAACTTTGATTTTAAAGATCAAAATGCTATGGACCAATCATTTGAATTAATTGCATCTTGTATTGAATCTATCTGTACTGAAGAAGAAGTATGGGCAACTGCAGATTGTACTAAAAAAGAAGTCACAGAATTTCTTGAGTCTATGAACTCCTCACAGTTTAAGGGTATTGAATCATTCTTTGAGACAATGCCTAAACTTTCTCATACAATTAAAGTCACTAATCCTAAAACAAAAGTTGAGAGTGAAGTTGTTCTTGAGGGGCTTTCAAGTTTTTTCGCATAGCCCTCATACATATGAGTCTAGAGGGTTATTATCGTCTTAATTTTTCGTTAATGCAATACCATAAATACTCATTAACAGAGATTGAAAATATGCTTCCGTGGGAACGGGACATTTATGTGGCATTATTACAACAGCATCTTGAAGAAGAAAAACTAAAGCATCAACAAGCGAATGGCATCTAGGACTACTACCGATCCAATAGATATACTCTTAGAGATGGGCATAGACCTAGATAATCTCTCTGAGGAAGAGGATTATCTTAGTGCTCTGAAGGAAGCAATTGCAATAATTTTAGTTAAGACAAAAGGTGCTGGTAATGATAAATCAAAAGTTCTTTTAGATGAAGTAGTAAAGGTAAGAAAGTCTAGAAAAGATAAAGATACTAAGTTTAAAACAAAGAAGACAAACATATCTGCAGATAGTTTCAAGAAAGGGACTGCAACAGAAACTGCTCCTCAATCTGTAGGTAAAAAAGCATTACCACCTGCTATAGAACCAAAGACATCAATCATTCCATATCAGAAACCTGATGAGGATGATGATGAAGAGGAAAGTGGTAAAAAGAAAAAAGCAAAAACAAGAAAGAAAAAAGATAAAGATCAAAATTTATTAGAAGGAATTGCAAAGAGTGTTAGTAACATTGCTGATATTCTGAAGAAACAATATGGATTGAAGAAAAAGAAATCATCTAATGATGCAAAAAAAGCAGAGGCAGAGAGAAGAAAACTTAAAGAAAGTGGATTAAAAAAGAGGTTTAAAGGATTATCAAAAGTAGCAGAGAAAGTTATTGCTCCGGTTAAGAGTGTCATTGATAGAATTCTTGACTTCTTTCTTAAGATAATTGTTGGAAGATTTCTTGTTAAATTTATTGGATGGTTTGGTGATCCTAAGAATGCAAAGAAAGTTGACTCAGTTGTAAGGTTCCTTACTGATCATGGACCTAAACTTTTAGCTGCATTTTTATTATTTGGTACAGGTATAGGTAGATTTACAGTTAGATTATCTGCCCTTTTAGTAAAAGGTGCTCTGAGATTAGGTGCTGCTGCTGCTAAGTTTGCAATTGGATTTGCAAGAAGACATCCTGCTGCTGCAGCCATAACTGCGCTTGTAGGTGGTGCCGCCCTTGCTGGCGCCATGAACAAGAAAGATGATGCTGGTTCTGCAGATGTTAGTAGTCAAAATGAAAATCCAAATTTAAATATAGACAAAGATTCTGCTCCAGCAAT